TGTAGAACCTCAAAGATTGCAACAATGGCAATCAATTTATACAACAGCTTTAGAAAGATTAGAGAGAAATGATAGAGAAGATCAATTTAGTGGCTCACCTTTACAAATAAGATCAGATGTAACTGTAGCTGCACCATTTAACGATACAATAAAAGTAACAACTAATAATACATAAAATGCAAATACCTTTTGGAGAATGGCTACCAGATCAACCTGAATATCTAAATCCAGGTGCTAATGTTGCAAATAATGTTTATTTTGCAAGAACATCATATAAAAGATTTCCTTCTTTAGTTCCTTATAGTTCAAATAATCTAACAAAAGATTCAAGAGGAGCTGGTTCTTTTAGAGATAACTCAAACACAGTTTTTAATTTTGTTGCAACTAATACAGATATTTTTCAATTAGCATCAGGATCTTTTACTTCAAGAAAATCAGGATTGACAGGAGCAAACAATGAATATTTTACATTTACACAATTTGGTAATCATGTCATTGCAAGTAATGGAAAAGATGCACCATTATATTATTTGATGGGAACTTCTACAAACTTTGCAAATTTATCAAGCATTGGATCATCAGGCACAGTTCCAGTATTTAAAGTTAGTGGTGTAGTAAGAGATTTTTTAGTTACAGGTAATCACACAAATTTTAGTAACAGAATACAATGGTCAGGAATAAATGATATTACAACATGGGAAGCAGGTAACAAACAATCTGATTTACAAGACTTACCAGGATCAGGTGGTCAGATAGTTCATATTACATCAGGTGAAATAGGATATATATTTCGTCAAAATCAAATAATTCGTATGGACTATGTGGGTGGTGCAACAGTATTTAGATTATCTGTTATTTCACCAAATAGAGGTGCTGTGCTAGGTAGAACTGTATGTCAAGATAATAGAAGAGTATTTTTCTATGCAGACGATGGTTTTTTTGAAATAAATGGCGACCAAGTAATTTCTATCGGAGCTGAAAAAGTAAATAGATTTTTTGATATTGATTTAAACAAAGCTTTTGCAGATAGAATTTGTGCAGCAGTTGATCCTTTTAATCAATTAGCAATGTGGTTATATCCATCTGCAAGTAATACTGCAAATACAACAGGAATTTGTGATAAAATTATTATTTATAATTATGCAACACAAAAATGGTCATTAGCAGATTGTGATGCTAGTACAATTTTTTCTCAATTCGTTGGTGCATATACAGTAGAATTGATGGATATTATATCTGAAAACTTAGATCAAATTAATATTGCGTTAGATACTGATTTTTGGAATGGTGGTCAGATGCTTCTTGGTGCAATTGACAATGATTTTAAGGCAGCCATCTTCTCAGGCACAGCAAATGAAGGAACTATAGAAACAAGAGAATTAGAGTTGTTTCCAGGACATAGAAGTAGTATAACGAATATCAGACCGATTGTAGATGCTGCTGCATCTGTAACTATCAAAAGTAGAGAAAGATTAGCAGATAATGCAACAGAATCATCAACCTCTAGTATGAATACAAGTGGTGATAATCCTGTTAGACAATCAGGCAGATATTTTAAAATAAAAGTGAAAACTCCAAGTGGTGTTGCTTGGAATCATGCACAAGGAGTTGATCTTACAGCAACAAGAATAGGTTTAAGATGACAGAAAAAACTGATATTGATAATGTAAGATACAGTTTTGAAACACAAGAGTTTTTTCAAAGACAAATTGAAGAGGCAATCAACACCTTAATTAATGATAAAAATAAAGAAAGCAATAAAGTCTTTGCATGGTTTTTAGGAGATTAGATGACATCAAATATTAAAGATTATTCAACAACACAATCAAGCAACACATCACTTAATGGTATTTCAGTTGCAGAAGGTATGTTACCTTCAAATCTAAACAATGCAATTAGAGCATTGATGAAAAACACAAGAGATTGGTTTAATGATGCACAATGGGTTGAGTATGGTGATGGTTCAGGATCTTTTACAGCAGCTTATGCAAGTGGCACATCATTTACAATTGCTGGTGCAGATGTAACAGCTTTTTATCATACAGGTAGAAGAGTAAAAATAATTCAAACATCACCTGGAACTTTATTTGGTACAATATCATCATCATCTTTTTCAACAAACACAACTGTTAATGTTACATTAGATAGTGGATCTATTGCAAATGAAGCAATAAACAATGTTTATATTGCAGCTTTATCACAAACAAATAATTCAATACCTGAAGATGTTATTGATTCTGCAAATTTAAAATCAAATGCAGTAACAACAGCAAAAATTACAAACGATGCTGTTAATAATGATAAAATAGCAAACAATGCAGTACAAGCATCACAAATAAATGCAAGTGCTGTTACAGAAGCTAAATTAAATACCAATGCAGTTACAACTACAAAAATTGCTGACAATGCTATTACAACTGCAAAAATAACTGATGCTAATGTTACAGAGGCAAAACTTGCAAGTAATTCTGTAACGACAGCTAAAATAGCAGATGATGCAGTTACAATTGCAAAAATTGCAGATGCTGCAATAATAGTAAATTCAGAACAATCAGGACACACACCTGATGATAATACTTTTTATACAACATCTGCTGCTAATACTAGATTTCTAAATAAAGATACATCTGAATTAATTAATTCTGGTCAATCATGGACAAGTAACGATGATTTTATTGCAACAACAGCAGCTATTGATGCAAGAGTAATTGATCTTGTAGATGATGTTGGTGGATTTGTACCGATTGCAAATGAAACAAGTTTTCCAAATGCAAACCCAGATGTAAATAATGGTATTGGTACAATAGTATCTATAAGTGCATTAGCAAGTACACAAACAGCAAATTCAAGTGGTGTAATAACTATTTCAAATGGAACAGTAGGTGGTTCAACAGTAACTATAAATAATTGTGGTGCTAATGCTTCTTTTGCTGCTGGATTTGGTTTATTGGTTGAATCAACAACTACATTACACACATATAATTTTCATAGATTAGTTCCAAAAGCTACAGAAGTTACTACTGTTGCATCAAAAGCAACTGAGATAGGTAGATTAGGAACTGCCGATGCAGTATCTGATATGAATACTTTAGGTACAGCCCAAACTGTATCTGATATGAATACACTTGCAGCTATAAGTGGATTAGATACTTTAGCATCAAACTCTGCAAATGTAACAACAGTTGCTAACAATGTTACAGGAGTAAATAGTTTTGCTGAAAGATACAGAGTTGCATCATCAGCACCAACGACAAGTTTAGATGTTGGAGATTTATATTTTGACACAACTGCAAATGAATTAAAAGTTTACAAATCATCTGGTTGGGCAGCAGCAGGTTCTACAGTAAATGGAACATCTGCAAGATTTAAATATACTGCATCTGCTGGACAAACAACTTTTACTGGAGCAGACGATAATGGTAACACACTTGCTTATGACGCATCATTTATTGACTGTTATCTTAATGGTGTAAAATTAATTAATGGAACAGAGGTAACTGTAACATCAGGAACAAGTGTAGTTCTTGCAGCAGGTGCTACACAAAATGATATTTTAGATCTAGTTGCTTTTGGAACATTTAATGTTGCAAGTATAGCTGCATCAAATATTACATCAGGTACACTAAACGATGCAAGACTTCCAACAACAATGGCAGGAAAAACATTAACAAGTGCTAATGTTACAACAGTTTACAATGGTTTAGTTGCTAGTGGTGATGGAGGATCAAATGATGGTCAAATACAATTAAACTGTTCACAAAATTCTCATGGTGTAAAAATAAAAGCACCACCTCATTCTGCTGGACAATCTTACACTTTAACCTTACCACAAAGCATTACTAATAATTATTTTTTAAAAACAGATGGTTCTGGTAATTTATCTTTTGCAGAAGTACCTCAACCAACAGTTCCTACTGTAGCAGATGTATCACAAACTATTCCTCCAGCTACTGCTACAACAATAACTATTACAGGAACAAACTTTGTTGCAATACCACAAGTTGATTTTGTTAAAACAGATGGTTCGGTAACAACAGCAAATACTGTTTCATTTTCAAGTGCAACATCTTTATCTGTTAATGTAACTTTGGCTTTAGGTAATTATTATGTTAGAATAGAAAACCCTGATGGTAATTCTGGTAGATCAACAAACAATATTATAACAGCTTCTACAGCACCAAGTTTTTCTACAGCAGCAGGATCATTAGGTACGATTGCTGGTAATTTTTCAGGAACAGTTGCAACAATTGCAGGTTCATCTGATACGACCATAGCTTTTTCAGAGGTAACATCTGTATTAACAAATGCCTCACAAGCAAATTGTACTTTAAATTCTACTACAGGTGTGATAACAACAAGTGATTTCGGTGGTAGTTCAACTACACCAACAACTTATAATTTTACTATAAGAATTACCGACCAAGAAGGTCAAACAGCAGATAGAGCATTTAGCTTAACATCTAGCTTCGGTGCAACTGGAGGAGGACAATTTAACTAATGGCTACAACTTATCTAACTAACACATTTAGCTCACCAACTAATAACTATAAATGGACTTTAAGTGTATGGGTTAAAAGGTCAGGACTTGGTGCTAATCAATATATATTTCAAACTTATCCATCAGGACAAGGTTATTCAAGATTATATTTTGATGATACTGATAAAATTCAATTTGATGGAAATGATACAAGTCAAGGAAATGCTTTTGATTTAAAAACAACTAGATTATTTAGAGACACTAATGCTTGGTATCATATTGTACTTAAATGGGATGTTACACAAGGAACAGCATCTAATAGAGTAAAAATTTATGTAAATGGAGTTGAAGAAGGTAATTATGGAACAGAAACTTATCCTGCACAAAATGTTACTTATCCTATTAATAGAGATAAATTACATAACATAGGCAGACATAACACTGATACAAATACTTATTTTGATGGTGTAATGAGTCATTTTCATTTTACAGATGGATATTCTTATGATGCAACTACCTTTGGTTCAACAGATAGCACAACAGGAGAATGGAAAATAAATACTGCTCCATCAATAACAATGGGTACAAATGGATTTACAATTTTAAAAGATGGAATGACCATTACAGACCAATCATCTAATAGTAATAATTGGACTTTAGCAAATGGTACACTTACAAAAACAGAAGATTGTCCAAGTAATGTTTTTTGTACTATGAATGCTTTAGATAAATCTTATAGTGGTACTGCAGCTTTAAGTAATGGAAATACCACTGTAACTGGAGATGGTACTTGGCAAAACATGAGATTA